CTAACGCCTGACTTGCTAAAGTATCGTCAGCTTCAGAAGCTAGTTTCGTGATAAAGGGTGTCTGATGAAGAATACCCGGCCCGGGAAATGGAACATTAGTTACTAAAGGCCTGATTATGTCGCCTTCCTCAAGCTCCAAGAGGGCAGAAGCTACTATTGTAGGAACACATTCCTGCAAAGTAGTTTCAGTTGTATCTGCTCCTAAACCGAATATAATAGAACCAAAGATGTATTTTAGAAATTTCATATTGTAAGTCCTCCTTTCCTCAATATTTTTAAGAACGAAAGCGTTAAGCACTTCTATTCACGCCCTTCGCAGTCAAGATTCCTTTTATTTTCGTTCTTATTTCCTGCGCCCTCTTATGATTGCCTGATGTATGGGCAACTATATATTCTTCGTTGAGCTTCATGAGGTCATCAGCTCCACCTGCACCAGCACCGCCATCACCACCGGCTGGAAGTGTTCCCGCGCCCGGTCTTGCATTTGCTTTAACCAGATGCGGTCTTTTTGTAAGAAAATCTTTTATCCCTTGCTCTATCGTAAACTTAATAGGCATATTATTTGCGTCTTTGCCGTCAATATATAAATTCCCTTCAGCATCAACTTTAACATTGCTTTTCAACAATGCCCTTGCTTCTTCAATATATGCGTTCTGTTTTGATAACTCCGCATCAAGATTATATCCTATGCGTGCGTCAAGCAATGCTTGGTCTTTCTGTGTTATCACTGCTTTAGCATCTGCTAATTCTTTTCCGTGTAATTCTTTTAACTTATCGTATTCCTTACGCGCTTCTAAATCTTTCTGTGTCTGCGCGTCTAATTGTTTCTGATGATCAGTCTTAAACTTTACCAAATCATCATAATCTCGGTATTTATCTTTTTCTCTTGCAAGGCGGTCTTGCACAATAGCATTTACCGCATCTTGTTGTTCTTTGGTAAATTCTACCTTTACCGGCGGTTTAACTTCTTCCTCAAACAATACCAATCCCAACCTACTTAGAAACTTAAACATTTTGCTCCTCCTTTTTACCGCTTGAGTTAGCGTTCATAAATCTTTCTGCTAATGAAGGCAATCTATCAATCAGCCGGCCACTCTCGCCTTTGCCTTCATTTATTTCAATTTCCTTCATCATTTTTTCCAGTTCTGTATCAGGCAATCTTGGGAATTTCTTTTTAATGATTGCTTTCTTTACTTCTATGTTAAAAGTCTTTCCTAATTGAACTCTGGCCGCCTGTTCAGCCTCATCCAAGTCCTGCTTCAGACTTTGAATAGAAAACTCATTTGGATATACAATACTGCCGTCAAACTCTAATCCCTGCCACGCTGCGAACATCTGCCATAACTTCATCTCGCCATTTTCTATGTTAGTTGCTTTCTTTGATAAAGCAGAGTTAGTCTGGTTAAAATCCCATGCCTTAGATACTCCTGATTGATTAACTGCTGTTTGGCCCTGAAAATCAGCGCTACCACCTTCAAGTTTAGCTAATTGGAATATCTTTGTAACCTGCCTATCTATATGTTTAAAATAAACTTCTGCATTTATGCTTGGAGGAGAAATATACTGCGGAGGGTTACGATCAACTGGATATAACAAACCTTTACCCGTGCCAATAGATAATTCATCATATTCCGAACTTTCTCCTTGCAAGGCCAGAAAAGCAAATGTCTGGTCGCGTAATATTTGTTTTAATTCTGAACATGAGTTATAAATATCCCTTGCTATGAAAGCTATATCAGCAATCGCACTTACCCCTAAGAAGTTACGCACCTTCTTACTTTGTTTATCAAATACGCAAGTAATAGGCACAAAACCTAAATTATGTAATCCTCGCCCTATCTCTTTATATTCACCATCATATAAAATCCATTCTTGGCGCGTCCAAAGCCTATAATAATAATTACTTGGTTTATCCGTATTCATATTAAACGGATTAGAATTAGCATCTTCACTTTCAATTACAAGCACCCAATAAGGATTACCGAAACTATCAAGCGCCCAGTTAATTATGCTCTGCGGAGAAAAAATAGTAAAATAAGGAAACACATCATTATCAATTACATCTTGGAATGTCAATAAATTCTTATCAATATTGGGAGTATCGCATAACACAAATACATGGCCATAAACTTGCGCCATTTCTGTAAGTTCTTTTCTAAACTCTAAGATAGAACCGTTTTTTCTGTCTATGTTTTCTTTACGCAATTCAACTATATTCTGGATATTCCCGAAATCTTCTATAATGGTTTGTTTAAATAAATGGTCTGTATAAATATCTATTATGGGAGAACAGAAATTATAATAATAACTCATCTGCACGCGGTCTTTATAATCCTGCGCGCGTTCTTTAGGATGCTGAAATAAATTACTGCGGGTAACATTAGTGATTTGCTTACCGCCTGCGAATATCTGAAACAGGGAATCCACGATTTGCCCGAAATGATTATTACTGGATATTACATACGAAAGAGAATAATCAACTCCGCCTTCCCAACTCTCTAAGAGAAAATTCCAATAGTTGCAATATTGTTTATGAACCCGGTGTTTATTTTCAACAATGTCTTTGATATTACTCATATCTTCTCTCCTATATTTTTAAACCTTCTATGCGGCCACGATTTAAACTGAATTCTTTTTCAATGAAATAACCTGCTGCATCGGATGGATGCGTTAATTTAAAATCCTTATTTTTATCTATCTGCGTTGAGCCTTTTTTATAGGAAACTTGCTCAAAATCCCTGATTAAATTCCTGCATTTAGGATTAACTAAAATCCTGCGCTCACCTTTAGAGTTACAAATCATACCATTGACTGCGTTTATCCTATCTCTCTCGGCAGAATTTTTCTTAGGCACATATTTAGTAACGCCATATCTTGATAACTCATTTTGTATAATCTTCCAGTTAGTAATATTGCTGTCTGTATGCCTTGCCTCACCTGTAGCATCGCCAAATAAATGAATCCCTGCGGTATGATTCAGATAGCGTGTCTTAAACTCGTTACAACACTCTATGGTATTTGAATTATGTAAATAAATCTCATCTATAAAATAAACTTCCTTAAGTTTAGTCTGCTGATTTATGCCGTATTGCGCTATTACCCAAGCCATAGGTTCAACATTAAAATCACAACATAAATTTAATGGCAGGTTAGGATTATATTGTGTAACCTTAAAAGCTAAATCACCTGCGTTAAGCAAGCGATTAAATGTATAATAAACAGCGCCCTCAAATATAACAAACTGCCCCAATAATTCCTGTTGCATATATTTTGCGTCATAAAGGCGCGCTAATTCATCTATAGCTGATTTATCTAAATGCGTATTTTCGTATGTGGTAAATCTTACCGTTCCATAATGTTCTTTCTTATTAGCAATAAAAATATCATGTATATCATCAAAACTATTAGGGCTTGTAGTAATAAAACCTTTGCCCTTCGTTGATAGCACACGCCCCAATAAAACATCCCAAAGTGTTTTAAAATCTTTACACTCGCGCGCTTCATCTACCCAAAATCCGCATAGTGTAACATTCCGTATCTTATCCGGTTGCTCTGCTGAAAAGCCGTAAACTTCCCTACCGTTTTTTAATGTGATTATTTTCTTGGTTTCATTTTCCCTTGCGATTAAAGGGCGCATTGCATAGCGAAACTCTTTCCAAGTGGTGCGGTCAAGCATATTAAAAGTCGGGGCAACTATACCGAATACAGCCATTGGCTCTGCCTTACTATTCCATGCCTGTTTGCCTGCTTCCCTTGCACCGGCAAAGGTTTTGCCCCCCCGGATTCCGCAAATCATAGCTACATAGTTAAATAACCTACCTATCGCATAATGGAAGGCTTCTTGACCGGGATCAGGTTTATATTTCTTCAGATGTATCATTGGATAAATTTAGAAATCCTGTTTGGAGTTTTTTTGCCATTTGTGGGAATCAATTCTATTTCTTCACTAACTAATGCCTCTGTTGCTTTATCAAATTTAATAACTTCGGCTACCTTGCCATCAATGCGATTTAATACTTCTTTGATAGCATCATTCTCACCTTGACAGGCATTAAGCAATAAACGCCAGATAACCGCGTCTTTAACTTTGCCAAAAATTATTTTCTGTGTTTCAGGGTCTTCATATTTGATTTTCTTATTAAGGAATTTTTTAAGAAGCGGCACTAAATAAGGCCCCTTATGCCCTGCATGCGGAGCATACGGCCTATTGACTGGAAACCTTGTTTCAATTGGAGGTAATGATCTTGACATTTTTGCCTAAAATTTGCCTAAAAATAAAAGAGCCTTACCTGCCTATAGCTACAGATAAGGCTAAATCTAAAAGGGAGCGACCCTTTGTTTAAAGTTTATGTTATATTCTTATTATGTCAAGTGGTAAATTTTTAACTTATCAGATATTGCACACATTACCCTATCTCTATCCAATATACCCCAATCTGACCTCATACAACAAGCTCGTCGGTAAAACAATAAAGTATGTGGAGATAATTTGTTTATAAATATAATTTCTTCCTTTGTTGTCCAATGAGGACAATTAGCCAACTTTTTTTTCTTCATTTTTTCAAGCCTCTTGCTTGAATATCTTTTTTAATTCTGCGGTTAATACAATAGTAAATATACCAAGAGCAAGCTGATTAATTTGGCGTTGTGAAATATCGGTTTTATCCGGATATTGAAACATCGGCCCAAAGCATGATTTATCAACTCCATCCTTACAAGCATGGATTAATCTTGTTATCTCCTGCGGATTAGGTATTTCCATTTTTATCCTCCAAAAGAATTTCTATTACCTGACTTTCATATTGAATAATTTTTTTCTGTGCCAAATACGGCAGGAATATGCTGATTAAAAATAATTTTAAGACATGGTTAAATTTAAAATGCAATAACTCATGATGTATGCAATATTTAATCTCTGATAAATCTCTTCTTGCAACTAATTTATCGCTAAGAATTATTATAGTAAAAAAACTAAATCCCAATATAGCGGCGCGATTAATCATAGGCACATGATAAGCATACATAGGGATAGAGCGCAAATTTAGCTTCCGCTCCAATTCACTCTTTATTTTTAGGATTGCTTCGTCTTGCAGTTTGGATAACTTTTTCATATTCACTAAATTTTAAACATGTTTTGCATTTAATATCCCTGTTAGCACACTGCCTTAAACATAACCCCAATTTATAATTAGCTCTGGTTTTATAACCCATCCCTTGCCTTAAGCAATTTCTCAATATCTAATTTTCGTTGATATTTTATCCATTTATGATATACACGATAAGCAACCCTAAATTTCTCTTGGTCATATACAGCAACATAGGCTTCTTTTACCGCCTTGTTTGAAAGCCAATGGCAATGCTCAATCACTACGCCCTCAAGCCTGAATAATGCCTTAATCCCCTCTCCAATATCCCGTAAATAAGTATCAGTATATAAATGCTCTAACTCTGGCAATACAAAATAACCAAGAGTCCTTACTATATTCCCAGATATAATTGCCGCACTTGGATGCCGGGCCACTTCCCACGGCTCATTAGTCATTAAGTCATTGGCACAAGCTATCCCCCAACCCTTGCCCTCTGCCTCTATGGTATTTATTAAAATCCTATCCCAACCCTTAGTCAGGTAAATATGATCATCGTTAATTTCTTGATAATAAAATACACCCGGGTATCGGTCAGTTGAAATAAAGTTAAGCACTTGAACTAAAGACCTGCGCCAACCGATTATATGATTAATGTCATTTAATATCTCCTTGTATTTATCTAATTGAGGGTCATCATCCGCCACATAAACTATTATCTCGGTATCTTTAGATTTTGTAGCATTAAAACTATCAAGCATGCGCTTGCATAATTCCGGTCTATCGCGCGAGGGGCAAATAGTAAGTAATCTCATTCTTCATCTAAAAGTTCCATAATTTCCTTGTCTGGAGGTTTGGCTAAAACTATGTTTGTTTCGCCAATTCCCTTAACTATATCTAATTTTTCTTCCTTGCTCTCCCATTGCAGTTTCCATTTCAAAGTCTCAGGCGGCAACACAAACCCAAAGTGGTATAAGATATGCTCAAATTGTATCTTCCTTAAATTGGTATCCTGCGGTTGCCGGATGTGCTTAAACTTTATCTCCTGCGGTTTAACCACAACCAAAGCCCCGCTAAGATGTCTATTATCAAAACGATGATAGAAATCAAAAGCATAATCAATAATTTTGGCATATCCTAAATTCTTATCATCCTCAATCATCTTAATCGCTATATCCCGCATAGCACCCTGCGTCATAAACTCATCAGCATCAGAAATGAAAACAATATCACAATCGGATAAAAGTTTTAACCCCTTGTTTAATATCGCATGTTGCTTTAAGCCTTCGCCTTTATTTAATTGGATATTAGGCACTTTCAAATTTTCAAAACATTTATCAATATATTCTTTTACAACTTCTTCAGTATCATCTTCTCTTGGTTCGGCTGATGTAAACCGATAGTTCATAACTACAATCCTATCTACCCAAGCATAATTTTTAAGTAAATACGGTAGATAATCCGTAATGCTATAACACCTGATTAGCACGCCAATTTTTGATTGCATTTTTCACCCTTTCTATGTCTTTTTCCATATTATTACTGCGCCATTCGTGAAGCAATTGCCTACCTTCTTTTAAAGTCGCCTCATTATATATTGACCTGTAATTATCATCTAAAGGAGCCTTATGCTTATTATTCACAATGGCATAATAATGCATATGCTCAATAGTAACTTCTGGATTATAAAATATAGTCTTAGTCTTATTGCCTATATCTAAAAGTGCGTCATCGCAGGCAATATGTTTTAGATGAGGCGGAAAGAAATATCCTAATGCCTTGATTATCTCTCCAGATACAATTACAGCAGTCGGCAGATTAGGATTGTCATTATTATTCATCCCATCCCTTCCCCAAGCCATACCGAATTTATTACCGCCATATTCAATCTTGCCTATCAATTTCTCATCCCATTTGTCGGTAATATAGATATGGTCGTCATTCACTTCCTGATAATAGGCAATAGCAGACATATATTCGCAGGATACATAATTAATAACTTCTACTAATGTGCGGCGTGGCCCAAAAATATGTAACCGCCCGTTCAAAATATCCTCATATTTGCCTATTTGCGGGTCATCAACAGATACATAGACAATTATATTCGACCATTCACTTTTAGTTTTATCAAAACTATCCAACATCCTTTTACATAACTCTGGCCTATTCCGGCTTGGACATATTGTCAATAATTTCATCCGTCTAACCTCATATCAAACCTCTGATTGCAGTTCCGGCAAGCTATCCTGTAAGCCTTACCCTGGGTAAATGATAAAGCCGTTCCCGACTTGAATATGTTTTTATAAAGATTTTCATATTTACAATGTGGGCAGACAGCCTCGAGTTGGAAAAGTTGCCCCCGGTAAGGATCATCAGTTGCCGGGGTAAAGTTTGATTTATCTGAATAAATAAACTCAACCGGGAAATTCACTGGGGCATTGTTAAAGTTGATGAACGGGCAACCTTGCTCGATAAAAGAACGCCCGTCTATTTTTCCGCAAGACTTCCCGTAGATGTAAAGGTCAGTCCCGGGGTAAGCGGTAATAGGAGTTATATTGATATGATATTTCAAGTTCTTATTGCGCCATGCCAGTACTTGCCCGACAGATTCCGGGGTTTCTTTCGGCCCGCCTAAAAGCATATTGCCTTGAATACCTATCCCGGCATTATAAGTCATCTCTAACGCTTTCTCGATCTGTTCCGGGGTAATACGCTTATTATAATTGTTGAGGACTTCCTTGTTGATATGCTCTATCCCGTAGCTTATCTGAATACATCCCGCGTCTTTAAGCATATTGATCGTATCCTGGTTTACGCTGTCCACGCGCATTTGCGTCATCCATTTCAGGCTGTATTTCTTTATGCGAACGCAGAACTCGTTAATGCGTTCCGGGAATACAGATATAAGCTCATCCAATACCGCGACCATGTTTATCTGGTAACTCTCGATCAATAACTCGATCTCGGCAAAGTAATTATCCAAAGACCTTTGGCGGTAAACCTTGCCTAAAGGATGAAAACAGAATGAGCAGTTATGCGGGCAAGAACGGCTCGATATTACGGGCAGGCAGCGCGGATTGTCAAAGGGGTAGAGATAATGTTCATCTCCGGCAATCTGGCGCTCAAGGTATGCGCGGACACCTAACCCCTCATAATCCGGGAAAGGCAAAGCGTCTAAGTTCTTGATCGGCTCGGCTTTGACTATTGAGCCGGATGAAGGCATATTCACAACCGCGTCATATAAAGCGATCTCGCCCTCTCCGATTACGCCTATGTCCGGGTGGAGCATTGACATCATAAGCTCCGGCTCTGAACTTAACAACCCTCCGCCTAAGATTATCTTGGCGGAAGGATTTACCCGGCGCACTTTATCAAGCAGGCGTTTCATCTCCCCATAATGGACGGACAGGCCTCCAGAGCAGATAACATCGACCCGCTTGATATGATCCCATAACCCGTTATCGTTTACCACTTCATTCAGGTTGTAAAGGGTAGTTTCTACCCCTTTGGATTTCAGATATGCGGAGATATAAGCGAGGCCCAGGGGAAGCTCGTAATACAGACCGAAAGACTTATATCTTGGAGCTATGATTAAAACTCTCATTTATATAAAATTAATATGTTCTGGTTTATGTAAATAATCCCAAATGAACTTGTTAATCTTACAATGACGGCATTGTCCTTTACAAAGTTTATCTAACGGAGTTTTAGCAATCGTCTTAATAATATCCCAATACTTTTTCGAATAAAGTATATCAATAAGCCTTTCTTCCTTGATATTACCGTAACAATAATCTTTATTTCCAAAGAGAAATCCGCAAGGATAACAACCCCCATCTCCTGAAATCTGGAATAAGAATGGTAAGTCTAAACATCTATCAAACTCCCATTTCTTATTCTTAGTTATATTTCGGCTATCCTTCATAGCTTCCCACTTCACTATAATCTGAGTTTTATCTGTTGTCATAGACTCAGCTATCTTCAAATCTTTTGTAGCTTTATCATAATCATCCATATCAAAGTGCATTGGCATACCTTCGCCACCATCAGAGAATTGCTTAATCACCAAATAATCTACTCCCCATTCTATCGCCTTTTCTGTTAAATGGATAATCTCACTAAACCCATCTGGAATAAGAACAGCTTGTAATCCTATTGTACATTTTGATTTATAATAAACTGCATCTTTAATAATAACCTCAAATCTCTTAAAACTTCCCAATGGAGCACCCATAATCTTTTCGTATTTATCTACCCCAGATATATTAAATCTAAGCCAAGTACATGAAGAGGTTAGTGTTGTTAATTTGTCAAAATCGAGCAACAATCCATTTGTAGCCACACCACAATCTATCTTTAATCTTTTAAGTTTCTTCACAAATGGGTATAATCCTTTATTCATTAACGGTTCACCATCGCCAATAATAGCTATCGCTTTTATTCCGACTTCTTTAGCATCTTCAGCCATCATTAAAAGTCTATCTTCAGGAATGTATGCCATACCCCTTGTTTGCTTTATCCCATAACAATAAACACATTTTATATTGCATCCTTTATGAATTCCTATATCAATTAAAATGGGCATAATTCGTTTACCATCCTGGAAATCCTTTAAACGATCAGGATGCCATAAAAGTTTGTTTGAGTCCATTAACCATTTATCCATGTTTTCTCCTAAATATACCCATATTTCATTCTACCCCCTCAATAATTACGCTACAATGTCCGTATTCCTGAAAACGGTTTGTCTTTAATTTTATATCACAACTATTGCATGCCCCAAAATAATCACATGGCAGATAATCGGGAAAAGTAATCTCATCTGCAAGAATATGGCCTATGGGATTACGGTTTGCGTATAAATCGGCGTGGCAACGAAAAATATAACCGACAGGATTTATCAATAACTCGCTTGGCTTGCATAACACCTTTTTTAACCTACCATTTAATGCCTTTGGATATTTATAAGTGCCATGCGTTTTATCAAGATATTCCTTAACCCTAAAATCTATATTTAACCACTTACAAAAATCCTGAATTTCTGTATTGTCAATATTATCTAATCCCCAAATTCCTACACTATAACCGCGTATTTGTAATAACCACACTTTAGCCATAAGCGCTTGCATGTTTGTATTGGCATGGTAACTGAAACGGATACTCGCATATTTAGCCTCGCGCTCAAATACACTTGGAGATATTTTATTACAAAATTCCCCTACATCAAATAAGCCATTAGTCAACAAATCCATTTTCTTATTTTTATCATATAGCTTACCGGCTATTTCATAAAAATCTTTATGCAAAGTCGGCTCGCCGCCTTGCAAAGTAATCGACAAATCTTCTCGTGTTTGTATCCTTAAAAGCCCTTTTATCCAATCCTTACCTGACATCTCTTCAGAAACTTTAAATTCCCCTTGCCTATTAATACAATAATCACAATTAAGATTACAGCACAAGGTAAGAAATGCCGCGATATAATTATAATTTTCCGGTAATATTATCGGTTTCAATCTACATTCCTTTCGTATAAATCTTTATCATCCACAATTAAAACTGGCTCATTTCTGTTATAAGCGACTTCATAAATTCCCTGTTCATAATCAAATGTAGTTATGTAAGGCGAAAATATATGCCTAAAGTCGTGGTTATGTTGCGGGCCGCAATCAAATTTTTTATCCCTTGAGCCTATGGTTGCTCTTATGATAATTGGTAACTTAACCTTACCCCCACTCATTTTCGGTATTAAGGCCATGTGATTTATAATGGCGTCTGCGGCAATAAGCATAAAATCCATACGCTGAAATATTACAACAGGCTTGTAGCCCGCAATAGCTAAACCGATAGCACTACCGGCAATTAAATTCTCGGCAATCGGCATTTCAATACATTTCTCTAATGATACTTTATCTAATGTGTCATAAATCCTGCCGGCGTTAATAATTCCTTCGCCTAAGAATATGGTATTAGATTGCTTTGCTAACCATTCCATATCTTCTGTAAGCCTGTCTTTATAAATCATCAAAAACTAATATGCCTCCCTACACCAACATGCGGATAAATTCGTTTATATGAATACCTGATTACTTTTTTTGAATCATAAAAAGCACTGTTAGCAAATTTCCCCCATCTATCGGCATGTTTACTTTCTACCGCAATACCATTATCTTCAATAATGAAACATACTGGTAAATTGCGCCCCTCGACAAATCTAATTGCTTCAATAAAATGTCCGCTATCTTCCGTTCCATCACCAAGAAAACAGAATGTTCGTTTCCCTGCTAATCCTAACCCACAAGCAATAGCACAACCACCCGCTACAATAGCAGATGTATAAAAATTTATATCCGGGTCATATATGTGCATAGAGCGGCCATGCCCATAGCAACAACCCTCTTTTTTCCCCTTAAGTTCTGCCATTAAAGCTTGCGGATCACCACCTTTGAGCAAATAATGATAATGATTTCTATGAGTAGATATAACATAATCCTTAGAATCAATATTTTGGAATATATCTATAAGTTCATCCTCATTTCCTCCAGACAGATGAATTGGACAATTAATATGCCCTTGTTCAAATTCCTTAATTACTAAAGTTTCAAAATCAATTAACTGCTGTTTATTTATCATCATTCATCCCGCAAAATCCCGCCACAATCAAAACAAAGGCACAATAACAACAAAAAATGGAAATTATAAATAAAATTTTAGATATTACCATATTCCCCCATCTTCCTTTTCCCGAATTTGTTTCGGCCACGGTAACAGCATCACAATCAAGCAAAGTAAGCTAATCATTATCTTCCAAAAGTTTTATTCCATAGTTTAGTATTTTAACTTTCATTTCTTTTTTGGCGGCGGCATAGACGGCATAGTCGGCGGCATTGGCGGCATAGTCGGCGGCATAGGCGGCGGCATTGGCGGCATAGGCGGCGGCATAGGCGGCATAGGCGGCGGCATAGGCGGCATAGGCGGCGGCATAGGCGGCGGCATTGGCAACAGCCTTATTTTCTTTACTTGGATTTTCTATACATCTCTTAGCCGCCTCAATTGCTAATCTTGGTCTTTTATCATTCGGATATTCCTTTTCATATAAGTCAATCGTCTGCTCTGCTACAAATACGGCATATTGCACTCTTTGTTTGTAATCAAATACACGACAAATTGTCCAGTTAGCCCAACCCAGCTTATCTTCTTTGATTAGTTTCTTCAAAACTTTTACTGCGTCGGTATCTTTTTGGGCGTCAAACCAATCCACTCCGCTTGCACATGCTGATTTCTCTTGTAGCCATTCTTTAGTAATGATTTTCTTTTTCATCATTTCTCCTCCCAGTCAATTTCATCCTCGCTATAATGCAATTGGCATTTATCACAAAAGCCCATAATCACAATATTTCCTTCTTCCCAATGATCTGTGCCGATTATTTCGTTGCCACATTTAGGGCAAGTGCCTTTAAATTTGCGTTCCATTTATTTTCTCCTCCCCAATTTTAAGCAAAGTTTGTTTGCAATCGGCAGTTAACACAACTGGCTTAAGACAAATAGGACAATAATAATACTTTTCTGGTGGGGGAGGATTTTTACACTCACACACTCCCCCATTTTCAGGAAAGAGGGCGAGGATATCAAGAATGAATCCGTTAAAATCATCTTTAGGATTTATCTTGCCTCCGTAGGCTTCTATTTGATATTTAATAATTTCTCGTAATTGCTCCTTCTTATCCATTTAGTTTTCCTCCCTATTTTATCCAATCAACTGGCTTAAACATTACACTATTAAAATCGTTAGGTAACCCCACTAACGATAATCTTGTTTCCCAATTTCCAATGTCTATGCGATAAATACTATAAGTTTTACCAACTTTTAATTGCCTATCAGCTTGTAGTTTATCTGCATCTGTTCCATTTTTACCAAGATATTTAACTTTGCAAGCACAGATCATTTTATCCATTTAGTTTTCCTTTCTCAAATATAGCCACATTTCTGCTAACGCATCACATAAATTATTACTATATCTAAAGGTTTGTAATGCCATTCTGCCAGCGTTATGTCCTACCTGATACCTTACACTATCATTTTCAGGATATTGTTTTATGCTAACTTCTCTTGGTAACTCCTCTAAAATCTCTGTGGCGAGAGGGGCTGGGTAATGAGCTAATCTTCCATCCCATTTACAAACCATTCCTTTTGTTAATTTCCAATTAAGTTCCCCCTGTAAAATCCTTTTCTTACCAATAACAGCTTTATTGTAATGCTCCCAACAAAACTCTGTTTCCTTCTTAAAGCCAGATTCCTTTAACTGCTTGGCTATCTCTAAACTTACACAATGCTTATCCATTTAGTTTTCCTTTCGTGGGGTTAAATAACAGGGCAGCCGAACAGGATTCCCCATTCCAATTGCCTGCCCCATAGGATTGCTCGCATAGATGTAAAATCAGGACTGACCAAAGCCCCTCTTGCACCATTTGCGACTTACGCCAAGTCATTAGACAATCCTCCTTTTCATCTCTTGAATCGCTGAGTTATACCAAGCAAATTCTGCACAATCACAATTTACATAACTATCTTTATAATGAAAATTATATTTACATTTCTTCTCCTTCGGCAACATCTCCAAATACTTCTTCTTATATATCTCATTGATTTGGGCTTCAGCTTGGTTTATACTTAAATCTTTAATAACTCCCACCTCCATTGAATTATCTGCTAATACTAAAAATGCAAATTCCTTCAGTATCTCTTTTACTGTAGGTTTGTCCATTATTCAACCTCCTCTTTTACCTACCCCACAGGATTTAATCATTTAACGTTCTCTTAATCTCTGTCTCTATTGTGTAAGTAAACTAAATATTCTCCATCTTCTTTAGTATATTCTGACTGTTTTGTGCGTTTATTTTTCTTTTTGAGCTTTTTCTTCTTAATCATCTCCTCATCTCCTTTGGGTGGGTGGTGAATTTTCTTTCTATCGTGCAAATAGTATCATTTTTACTCCCGCCGTGGGCTACGAGTAATATTTCTATCATTTCAAATCCTCTGTTTTTCCCAAGCCCCATACTATTCCAGCCACAACAAATTGCTATACCTTCGGGTTTTATAATCCGAGCCATTTCATTTTTACAGTCAGCCCAATACTTCATAGACGAATATTCCTTTTTACCATACATCCGGGCTTGTGTAATAGAATAGGGTGGGTCATATAAACAACCATAAAATCGTTCAGTATCTCTTGATTTCAAAAACTGAAGTGCATCCAAGTTGAATTTTGCTCTTTTTTCAACGATATCATTAGTTATTTCTGCGGGAGAATTTTGTCCTGCAAAAGGGTCGCACCATAACCCAATATTAGTATATTTATTTAATAAATCCCTAATCGGTATTATAGCAAAAGTCCATTTATTAGGCATAGCCCAAACTCTATTTATTAGCATCTCCACCTCCAATAATTGAGTTGTGTTAGGTTAACCATTGGTTCACTATATCAGCTATACTCTCAGGTTTACTCTCCCCGCGCCAATTCTCTTTTGGCTTCGTTTCCATAGCCCTTACCATATCCGCGGCCTCATTTATCATCTTCTTGGTCTTTCTCTTGCCAGTTTCCTTCTGGGTAGCCCAAAGAATCTTCCTTATTCTCTGCTTATATTCAAACTTATTCATTTCAATACCTTACTGCATTGCAAGTGCATTGCATATGCTTTGCTATGCATGCTTAAATAAGTAAATAAGTAAATAGATAAGTAAATGTATCTATTATATCTATTGATATTGATATCATATTGATACTTATCATTGATCAAGATCATCTGGTTCTTTTGTAATATTATGTCCATACTTTTCGTGCATTGCATAAGCCCCGCGTTGCTTTGCGGTCCTTAAATGCTTTAAATAAGATAATCTTTCCAAAAGTGAATCTGAATAATAAAAATCGCCCTCTTTGACAAAAAGGTCAAATTTAACACAATCATCTAAAAATCTTTTTATTTCATCAGTAGAGCACTTCATTTCTTCAGCAAGGGATTCTAAGACATATTCTTTTATGTTGATTTTCTGCCCCCTTGTTGCCCTCATTGTTTCAACAATAATCCAAAATCTTCCATAACCCTCAACACCATATTTTTTCATTAGTGCCTTAATTTTGGGATCGTTTCTTGCGTTATCATCGTGGGTAAAGTAGCGCGCATCATTCATAATAAAGGCCTCCCGCCGGTTGAACAGAGCTTTTGTCTGGTCTTGAGAGGCACAGACACCGACGAGAGGCAATAAAAAAGACGAAGAGTTTTTTCTTCGCCCATAATTTTAACCATTTTAACTCTGTTCATTTTTTGCCTCTCGTAACCTTTATTATATAAAACAAAAATATTCTTGTCAAGCATTACTTACAGAAATCCCATTTGCCCGTTATCCTCAAACGCTTTTCTATTTATCGCCGTTTCCTGCGCCAAGTTATTATTAGCAATCGCCTCTTCGTTCTCTTCTGCCAGAAAATATCTTGCAAAAGTTTTCCCGTTAATATGGGTATCCATTTCTTCAATGCGGTAGCCTTTCTTCTTGAGGGAAAAGACCCTAGCCCCCAACCTGAAACAACCAAACATATTAAGTGCGTCAATAGGCGTTATTGACTTCCCCGTCTTTAAATACTCCAGTATCCTATCCTCTTGGCTAATTTTTATGTCCATAAGCACTCCTTTGTTAGACGGTTATTCAAGCTGACGCCGCAAAACGCTTGTTACAGTTATAACTGTGGACCTTCTTCTTGTTCAATTTCTTCATCAAGGATGTATTCTGCGATTACCGGTTTAACGAATTTATGATATTCGTTAGGTTGTTCATGGATAATTCTAACCTTGACTTGCCTATTTACCCAATTATCAGAATCCCATTCTACTTCTTCGCCTTCGTATGGTTCGCCTATACAATGCAAGAAGTGTTTTGTGCGGCCAAGTATCTTTGCGGAAGGGCTACTCAACGGCGGTATGAGTATATTGTCATATACCCATGCTTCGTCTTGAAATTCGCCAGCGTAGACAGAAAGTTTAATCAAAACCATAGGATCACCGTTAGAAGATTCTTTATCTGTCTTTTCGGTTATCTCCATAAGATATTCACCTTCCGGTAAAGTAACAAATTTGCCCTGTTCTTTTACATCTTTCATATTGGCTGTCCCTCTCATTTTTTACCTTCCTTTCTTTTTTCAACTTTATCTTTTAATTCGGCTTGCATAGTTTCTTCCTGTTTTTCTACTAAGCTGGCAACTTTTTTCTCCAGATATTCAATAACTTTTTGTATCTGTTCACCTGTCATCTCATCAAAAGAATCAACATCAGCTTTCGCGAGCCATTTATTGACTGTTTCATCGTCAACCTTGACTACTTCAATTAACTTATTAGCTCGTTCAATCTGTTCTTTTGTCGCCATTTTAACTGGTTCGGCTTCCCTTTCAATAATTTCCTTCCCGTAGAATTTACAAAAATTCTCATAATTCCATTCAAAATCTTTAGGGAATTTCTGTTTGCCTAATTCAGCTCTTTCTTTTTCGGTAATGGCAATAAGTGTTCCATTTTTCCTTTCAACACGGAATACTAAATCAAAGAGATAATCATCACCGCGCATTGAATCAAATGTAACGCCAACTTTATTGAATCCTGTGCCATATACATCTTTTTGATGGGCGGTTACTATTACATTCATATCAAGCGCGATAACTAACCTCTCAAGGCCCTTAAAATCGCCTTTTACTTTACCCCAATAGCGCATACCAAAATCCTGAACCGCACTATCTTTTTCACTTTTGGCATATTTTTCAAAGATGCGTGTCCATTTTTCCTGTGCGTTATTATAAACCTGTGTTATGGGGTCAATAATAAGTGTCTTGAAATGATGTTTCTCTGTTGCTAATGCCCTTAGTTCTTCTTTTACTTCGTCAATATTGAGCGTCTGCAATACCGCAGAATTTGCTTTGTTGATTGTTCCAGCATAAAAATCAGTTCCTTTTTCTGTGTCAATAATATACGAATTAGGAAACTGGATTGCGGCGGTAGTTTTACCGACACCGGCCGGGCCATATACGAACATTTTTAATCGTTTCTCTTTAACATCTGGCTTTTTAGCTTTTAACATTTTAACAACCTCCTTTATCAATCATACTGATTGGTACTACTTGTTTAAACTTTCCTTTTTTAAACTGAACCAACAGATGTGGACAGCGACGCAAAAGACAAACACGTCCTGCTTTACTGATTGTTACAATTTTACCCTTGGAGCAATGATACCTCCCCATTTACACCCCCTCTCATTTTAGGATTCTGTTTCTTTAATATAGCGTTCTAAATCTGGTCTATCTACTAAAGGTATTTCTTCTTTTTTTTCTTCCAAATTATCTATCAATTTCAAAATAGCCTGCATATGTAACACGATTTCAAGTTTTGTCGTCATTTTACCCTCGCATAGAATTTATGAACATTGCGATACCAATTAACATTGAGATTATTCGGGTCGTTCTTTGCGCCGATAGAGCAATATCGTTTTTGTAAGAATAAAATAAAATCGCCCTGTCTATTCCAATCTCTTAAGGCGTGGTTTATTGTGTTAATGCAGGCTTGACGAGGTGTGGTAGTCTTGTATTTAGCCAATATCCCATAAGGATAATTTGTCTTTGCTCCGCCTTCGGCGTGCCATATAGCTGTTGCAAGGCGTTCTACATTTATAACTTCCTCCGCACTTACCACCCCCACAAAGATGAATATTATAATCACCGCTTGTCCATACCACTTTAAAACCTTTGGTGCAATCTTAGCTGGCCAGTTTGGTTGTTGAATAGCTAACCTTGCCTTCCTTGCCCTGCGTTGCAAACGCCAATCCCTTAGAGCTTGTAAAACTTTCATAATTCACCTCCCACGGTTAAAATAGGCAGGGCTTGCGCCGTGGGACGCAAATAAGGCACCCCTTTTGAGAGTGCCCCTTAACCCTGCCATTATTTTTAATATTGTTCCCACGGAGCGCATCGTTACTCCTTTAATTTTTTATCAGCAAAATATCTTTGTATTGCTTTTTGAATAATAATATAAATCGGTAGATTAGTTTTCTTTTTATATACTACTGCTTTTTCATAATCTTCTACTCTAATTTTGATTGTTCTATACATTTTTAACCTCTATGTAAAAGATAACATATTATTACATTTTGTCAAGGATTATTTAATGTATTATTTTCATTACATCTTCAAGGGAATATGCTAAAATGTAGTTTACCGACGAGGAAATGCAGTTTTCTTGGAATGTTTTTTGTTCGGGAGATTGTTTATTTTTTCCTGCTTTAACTTCTATGAAGTAGAGTGAGCCTCTAAAAAAGCAAATTAAATCAGGCATACCGCGCATTAGAAATGGGTCAAAACAAAATACTTTTCCACGCTTAATGCCTACTGTTTTCACTTTACCGCAATAACAATCTATGGCTCGTAAATAGCCAAGTATCTGGCGAACAATAATCTTTTCAGGAATATTCATTATTTATTCACTATCCTTAATCCTATAATCATTATAATATCAAATAGCACGAATACTGTGAGGCGTGTAGCCCAATTAGCCGCTTTATAGGAAAGGAATTTAGAGTAAAATCGCCCAAGAGCCGAACCCTTGTCATCCTTGTCTGGCATACCATATCCTATTGAAACTATCCCCCAAAGAGGTAATATTAGTGGTATGAGCCATAAACTCGTAAAGGCGAGGCTCCCTGCGACTACAATAGGCACTCCTAAACGCCGGACTAACTTCGGGCCAGAACCACCAATAGCCCATAAAAAGGCGCAGATAACGCCTGGCACAACCGCAATCCAGCCTATTACCGGCCACATACTTGAGCCATAGATGAACCCTACGAGTAATTCTTCAGGGTTAAGTTTCATTGTAAGTTCACATCCTTAATCTTGGCATTCATTACCCTATTAACTGCGCGGTCTGACATTACCCAGCCATCAAACTTAGCGGTTACAGTTTGGTCTTTCTTCACCCTGATCAGTTCAGCTTGATCTAATACATAAACCGAGGTTGTGCTACAACCTGCCAAACCCATCAAGAAACTTGCCAGGATCATCGTTCTGATTAGCTTCATCCATATCCTTTCGTGCCTGCTCTGCCTGTTTACGGCGTTCTGCGGCCTTACGGCCAAAGTATTTCCAGATACCTGTAATTATTGCCAATAAAGAAATAACTATCGCAAGTATCTGTGCAACCATTTTACGCCTTTGGAGCTGACTTACTTATTGCCGCTCTAAATGCTGCGATTAAAACAATTACCCATTCTGCTTTTGCTAATCCTACTAAAGCCGCAATAGAAAAATCCCCAGTTGAAAGAAAATTGACTATCCCTACCAAAGCTCCGAGTATCGCAAGTAGATAAACTTTTTTACCTTGTAACCATAATATTAACTTTGCCATTTTACTCCTCCTATCCGTTATATTCCCGTTTCATCCTTATAAATTTATCTTTAGGCACTAAAGCATTTTACTAATTCTGTTTTGCATTTCGGGCAAGTCAAAGTTAAGGCTTCTATGCCGTTCTTTTTTTCTATAATCTCTGTTTTACATATAGGGCAATTCATCATGCTCCCAATGGTATCCAGAAAATAGTTATCGTTGCCCCTACTTCTGTTGCTTCAACTTTCCAATAGTCCCCCTTTTTAACAGGAACTGTTGCAGGAGCTGGCCCTGAAGTTGTGGTATATGCACTTGCTCTTACTGTTGTGGGAGGATTAGCTGAATCGGTTTTAATTGTCAGTGTTCCACTTGAAGCTGCTGCAGAAGCAACTACAAATCCATCTGTTGCTGCTAAATAAGCAGTATTTTTAACCCAAGGAGCGCCAACATTCCAAGCACCTAAAGCCTTCGGAATACTGTCATCAGTAAAACCTTCTGTTATAATATTCCCGCTTGCGTCATTATAAAAACTCCCCAGCTTTTTATAGAAAGTGCATCCTGTAGGCGTTGTCGCATTAGTAGATATTTTAACTGTAAAAGTCGTTGCGCTCGCATCCGCAACCGCATAGACATAATAAGTTGTTGAGTTTGCCTCTGCCCCTGTATCAATATTATCCCAATTAACCGTTAAATCGGATGTATTGCGCCTTAATCTGACATTACCTGAAGCGTCGGGTATTGCAATTTCACCTGAACGAACATAAATATCGGCAGCGCTTTTATAATCAACTAAACAACCCCTGCGATAACTAATAAGCAAACCTTTTAATGATTCAGAATATGCCTGCGCGCCACCACCTGTTGCTCCGATATAAGTTTCTATGGCTTCTATCTCATCATAAGGAGAATTGAATAATGAAGCTATTAACTTTGTTATGCCATTTACTACCTGTGAAAATGTTTTCTTTGCATTTGGAAATGAAGCTGCCATTTTTTCCCCCTTACCCTGTTGATTGTAAACTATTCAAAACTAATTCTAATTTCTTGATTTTAGCCGCAGTTTCTAATACTGTATCTCCTAATTGAATTTCAATATTTAATCTGCCAGATGTATCAGAGGGCGTATATGAAAGCCTATCAATTTGTGCACTATATTGTCCGCCTATAGTTACATCAGAACCACCGTCGCCAGTTTCGCCTATAACAATATTACTACCAGTTCCGGAAGTAATATTTAAGGCAGAAATATTAAGTGTTGCCCCTGTGCCACCGCCTCCGATAGTAGCAAGTCCATTTGCCCCTGTGCCACCTACCCCGGTAGTTGTATAACCAGTTCCTTGTGTAGCTACTGAAACAATCGCCGTAACTACCCCCCCAGCGCTAACAGTTACATTTATAGTTCCATTAGCCCCGCCCGCCTGAACAACTGTTAATACTTGTGCACCCGGAGTATATCCAGAACCACCTGCTTTTATGACTACTGTTTTTATCCCGCCAAAAGCTTCGCCTATAATATCGCCTATTAAATCACCGGGAGAATCCCTGTCATAATTAGCGTCATAAAATTGCACTAAACCTATTGGCACAGTATCCTCTAACCGTAATGCAGTATTCTTAATCTGCGCCCGGATGTTAAATTGAGGATTGGATTTCTCTGTAAGAATAGCCCCTAAATATTGGTCTGCTACCGTATCGGTTGTTATGGATGAATTATTGATTATCTGTTCGGATAAATAATATTGTGATTGGCTATCGGTATTTTCTGCTGTTCTCTTATATTTAACGCCTGTAACCTCACCGCCTACAAGATACAATTTATTAACTAATTCATCCCAATTAACCCGGCGCTCCAAGATAGAAATATTGTTCCCGACAAAAAATTTCTTGCGTATAGTAGTGCTTTCAATATTCCAGAAAAATTCTAAATTCTCATCTACTCCATATTCAATATTGCCCGTTAATTCTGATAATGTCCTTAAAGCATTTTCCACTGTATCCAAGAATTTTATACTATCAGGAGTAAAGGTTCCTGCGTCTATCCTATAAATGTCTTTAGTAATGGGCGAATTGGGAACAACGAAGGTATCTATAATATCCTTTACAATTATAGATATTTCTTGGGAAGTATAAGTTTTTGTATTTCCTGCCGTATGAACAATAATTTTCTTAAATAAATCAAAATACCCTCTGACATCCAAAACAATATCCTGATTTTCTTTTAGAGTAGGGGTAATATTAGCAATATATCCACGATAGACAAGTTTACTTGTTGAGCCATTTTGTATGCGTATTTGTATATCATCTCTTGCGTCAAAAACAATATCCCTATATTTTTTCTGTATAGAGATAGAACATCTGCCACAACCGCCTATCCTATTCCATTCCCAATTTATTTTGCTGACAAAAGGAGTAATATAGGCTTTAAGTTTGCTATCTTTATCCCTTAATTCAATGTTATAATCTGATACATTAATTGCTGTAGGCATAATTTAATAATAAGTATCACGCCAAGATATTGCTATTATGGCGTTAACTGTTCCTGTATAGACAATTGTATTATTTCCCGGTTGTAATGTAAGAAAATCACCCTCAAGATTAGCGTGGTCGTCCGCACCGTTATTTAAAACTTCAAAATCATCTGTATCGTATCTGTTATCAATTTCAAGGTCTGTATATTCTGTAATTGTGCCTCTAAATTGCAAGGATTTGCCTGTTGTAGTATTTTCTATTTTTAAATTATCGGTTATATTTCCCCCGGGAGCAGTAACTTCAATTTTCACGCGCGCAGGAGCATTACCATTATTAGTAAGTACATATCCAATCCCGCTTGTTGGAACACGGGTATCAGTTTGGTCAAAACCTAAATCTGTATCTATACTTTCCCCCTCTACACACATTGCACCATCAAAGTAGGCGGAGGTTGCTCCACCCTCAATTCTTACATCAACAACAATTTGAGTTAACCCACTAGCTAGTAAAGTATGGCTAGTAGTTAACCATTGCCAAGTTGAATCCCCAGTATGATAAGATGAAGATGCTCCACTTGAATCATCACCTAATTGCAGATAGGCTCTATTAGCTACGGTAGCATACACCCAACAACCAAAAGTAATTGTTCTACCTTGCCAGTAAGTTACTCCTTTGTTTGAAATAAACGCATTTGCTCTATTGTAGAGTAAGTTTGCACCCGGAGAAGTTAATTTACAAGAATATGTCCCAAGTTTAATGATTGAAGATTCTCTGGAAATTGACCCCGTTCCACCTAGTGTCCACCCATCAGGAGCAACAGAAGTTCCTGCACTCCAAGATTCAAAACCAAAATTAGATAATTCATTTTTTCTTGAAGCTAACCAGAAAGGATAATGCGCCAAGAATGTTGCCCGCCAAGTGGCAAGTATCCTCATTGAAGAAAGTGTATAATCAAAATCTTTCATCTGCGCTATAATATAGCGGTCATCATCTGTGGTAAATTTCTGCATACCATTCTGTAAACCCGCCCTTAAAGCGTCAAGATTAGTGCGTAAGTTATCATAATTACTGCCGGCAATATCACCTTCAACCGTAATAGTTAAGGATATTCTGCGGGCAGTTTCGGCAATAGAGCCATCAGTAACAGGAATTTTGCTTGCTTGGATATTCTTATTTTCTTTTACATTAATATCGCCTATCGTGATATTATTTGTGCTGTCTAATTCAAGTGTGCCGAATTTAATCTGAATTTCGTTACTCATATTCTCTCTGCCTCTCTTGCTAATCTTCGGGATATTTCCTCTGTAAGATAATCTATATCATCCTTAGAGCTGACTACAGGATTATTGATTTCAATGTGAATAGAGGTTTGATTACCCATACTGCCAAGACGATTATTAGGAATGATATATTCAGGCCCCCGTTCACCTACAAGAGCTATCTCAGGTCCTTTTAATCCAACCCAGCCACCTTCCTGATAACCACCACCTGCACCTGTGCCACCAGTTGCACCACCACCAAAACTAATTGCTTTAGATGTAAGTATAGCAGCAGCACCAATAATAAGTCCACCAGCCGTAGCAGTTGTAAAACCAGCCAATCCTGCGGCTGAAGCTCCTCCCATAGTAGCAATAGAGGCAAATATAGCGGCAGGAAGCCAAGCGGTTGCAATAGCGGTGGCTTCTGCAATAGTTGAAGCCATAATCAATTTACTTAAAGCAGCAGCAATCAGCATCTGTATCCCATATTGAATAACAAATTCTACAATTGCCGTTACCATAGCAATACCAAATTCCTTAAATGCCTCGCTTGCCTTTTTAGTTCCCATAATTATAGAAGTCAACGCAGAAGTCATTCCTGTTGAAAATTTCTGTATAACAGTATTAGTAAAATCCATCATTGAAGAATAAACTGTATGATGATATTCCTGCAAGGTTTTCATTAACCCCATTTTTGCTTGAACATCAGTTTGATAATCCATAAGAGATTTATTACGCATCATATTTTCTTGGGCTGCCAATTGTTGCATAAGTTGCATTTGGGTATTCATATTCTGAAAATTAGCGACATTATTTGAAGATATAACATTATAATATTGCTGGGCTGAGATTGCGCCTGTAAGATACTGAAGATTAATTTTTTCTAAAGCATCCTCCATTTCTCTAAGTTGTGTTTTCATGGCATCTGTTTGTGGAATATTCTCTGTAAATGCTGCTTTAAATTTATTGGACATTTCTTCTACTGCATGCCCAGCATCATTAAGAGCAATTCTATTAGCTTCTGCTATACCGACACCTTCCCTAAAAGCCGCTTGAAATGAAATTAAATATTGAGTTCCAAATGATATTTTCTCAAATAACCAAGTATAACCCTGCTGAATCGTAGTAAATAATCCTTTTAAAAATGCCATATTTTGTTGAATAACATCACTTAAGGCATTTATAGCTGGAGCAAATATAGAACCAAACATGGCAAACAATGTCTTAGCATTTACTCCAAGCTTATCAAGAGAATCCCTTGTTTCTAAGTTATGATTTCCCCAAGTCTTTACTGCTGTAGTAAGAAAAGCTATTTCAATAGTTACAGCATAAGCAGCACGCCTAAAATCCTTTAATTCTTTGCTGGCATCTTTAAATCCGTCTTTTAAAGATTTACTTGCCTTATCTGATTCTTTAGTAATATCCTGTGTGTCTTTCTTAACATCATTGGTAATTTTCTTCAATTCAGCAGAAGCATTATCAATTAAAGAAAGCACTATCTGAAGTTCATTTTCATTTGCCATAATTTACCCCTTGAAAAATGTCAAAATTTATGTTATGCTTTATATTTGAAAGGAGAAAAAAAATGGATATTATTATTGTTTTAGGCTTACCAATAATAATTTGGATGATATTAGTTTGGTCGCATCTTCGCGAACAAACCAAATATTTAAAAAAGATTGCCTCTAAGGAATAATTCATTTTTTTCTCATCTGCTTTAAATTCTCTGTTTCTATTCTCTGTATCTCTTGGTCTATTACTCGCATAGCTTCCATAAATTTATTTGACTCCTGCAACCAACCCCTGCCATAAGGCGTTTTGCCTAATTGGAATAATCTGTAAGCCCACACCAATTGATGTGTTTGTTCTGTAATTAGTTTTATAGGGCATCTTTGCCATATCCATTCTCGTATCTTCCAGCGTTCAGGAATAATGCTATCTTCTTCACAACCATTAAACTTCTTTTGGCTATCTGAACACTTCTCGCACCGCAAATCCCAATTAGGTATCCAGACAGCCAATATCAGTTTTTTATTTCTTCCTCATTAAGTTTAGATAATTTAAGTATCTCTGCGCCTAATTCACTCTTAACTTGAGGCGGTATTATTTTCATAATACTATCGGATACAACTTTATAATTGTATGGGCCGACTGCCCGGGATACTGTATCAAACTTAATCAGGTTATCATTTGCATCCTTAAAATTCTCAAAGTTTTTAAGCCCAAAACGAACAGCGTCAGACATAAGCCTTAAAGGGTTTTTATCCTCACCAAGCAAATCAAATATTTCTGAATCCAAAGCCCCTATTTTCCATATTGTCTTAGGCTCGCTCTTATCATACTGGCTTACAAAATCCTTTGTTTCGTTTAAACTTATTCCTTTAATGCCCATCTTTTACCTCCGATGTTAGAGTGGTTAATAATGTGTTTTAAAGCCCTACAAGCCATGATGACCGTCAAACCATACATAGATAGCCTTGAGGTATCGTGTTTTCCATAACCTCTTTAGTATCAATAATATACATAAAATAGGTATTTCTATGCTTAAGTATATTATTCACAAGCAGTTACAGAAAATTTTGAAACCCTTTTCCACTTATCAGGCATACTTGAAACCAGTTTTTCAGTTCCTGACCTCAAACAAGCTTGTGTCCACTTCAAAGATTCTATACATTCAGAACATAAACTAAAAAATCTATTGTTAATCTTTTGAAGTTTTGTATCTTTTTTATTGCATTGACAACTATCACAATTTTCTATTATATTTAAACCTCATCAAGTTTGCGCTATACTGATTTCATCATTACCTGTGCTTCTTGTCAATTGGAAAGGTATTTCAAATGTCCTAATACCTTCTTTATCTCCAATCTTAGGCACTCTGCAATATCCATAACTTGCGGTAATGGTATTGATATTGCCTTGCGTTGTGCCTAAAACAAAAGACAATACTTTTACTGCGCGTGCGTCAAAATAACTCAAGAAATCAGCGTTTGATGTAGCCCTTAATACCGCTTCAATTGTCATTGAGCCTTCAGGATTACGACCCGTTACAGCAAAGCCTTTTATCCCGTCAGTAGTGTTAAAATCTGACCTCTCGGCAATTGTGTTGTTAAGTTTTAGAGATAACTTTTCAATAATCGCCGCATAACTGCCAAATGTCATTGTCGTTCCCTTGACAATTAAAGGCACTGTTGAATCAAATGTAGGCGTTACTATTGCAATATCCGTAGGCAGAACATACAAAGCCTTAAATGTCCAATTGAGCCTACCAACTTCTCCTGCGGTTAAATCAATCTCTACATCTCCTACACAACCAAGTAGTTTATAAAGCAGGCCGTCAATGTAGGCATAAATCGTGCAACTTTCTAAACCGCTTGATACCGGTGCATAAGTTACACTTGTCGCACTGACAATTGTTTCATCAAGTCCACAAGCCTGAAATAATGGGCTTTGCCTTGTTGCTGTGCCTTTGGTGCCTGAACCTACTAACTCCGTTGAGAATTTAATCTCAAAATGCGTCTTGCCTCTTAACTCTGGGAATCTTGAAAGGTCAGTATTTGCCGGATACCTTTCTTTCATGTCTGAAACTATTGTTATCTCCGGATCATATGCCATTATGGCATTTGCCGCAGCCGTAGGTGTTAGGTCAGAACCGTAAGTTGTTTCAATCTTTGCTAAAATTACAGTGCGTTTCGTAAGCATTTTTCAATCCTCCTTTTTAATATTGATAAGTATCTACGATTTTCAATTTAATCGTCAATACAAAGTAGTTAGGGAATTCTGCAACTTCCCAAGATTTATATTTTAAAATCCTCGCAAAACTTGACCAATTGGCAGGATTGTCCAAGTCTTTGAGAATTAAGTCTTTCTTTCTGTGCAGATCGTCCCTGTTTATCACATCGTTTTGGGTTGACCTGTTAAATGCAATCTGCGCCTGCCATTCCTGAACATCGTAAAATCTATCAATAAGTGTTTCTGATTCGTCATTATCCATTACTCCTGTTAATGGTTTTAAGATAAAAGTATTGCCATATTCATTACTCGGTGCGTTTTTAAAATCAACCGCTTCCAATGATTCTGAATATCCTAAACCTTGTAATCTTGTTACTATGCCGTTTTTGATTGTATCAAATGCCATATTTATCCGCGATATATCGCTCCTATTTTAGTTGCATCTTCAGGTAATAAAACACATTTACAATTTTCTTTACATACTGTCTGGCCTGTGCGCGGCAGACCCTGTGCTTCCCATTCATTCCAAGTGGCTATATTGCCATGTCGCTCTAAACAATCTGGGCAAGTATTAATTAATACGGCAACCCATCTGTATTTAGTCTGTATGCCTGATTCCGTTAATTGGGCCACATCACGAAACCTGAATATTGAACCGGAATAAGTAGCCTTCATTGAATTTCTAAATTCTCCAAATATCCGGCCGCCTTCGTTTAAATCTGTCAATAAATCATCCTGTATTACGCTTAATTCAACTCCTTGAGTAAGGCGCATATTGATATATTCCTCAAGACTTGCGGCAGAGCGTGTTACTTTAGCAGTCAAAGCAATTTCTAAGGTTTCAAGTTCTCTGTCTAATCCTGTTTTTAATATTTCTTTATCCGGCATTTTCTATCGCTTTCTTAATTATCTGCGCTACATATTTCAATGTTTCAACTTCAGCCCATTTTGAAATGCCAAAGAATTTATAATATTTAACGCCTCTCTTTGTATTTATGCCCTCAACCTGTAAATAATGGCCTACATCAAGCCTTTCATTACCCAAAGTTACCACAATCTTATATTTACCCTGCTCTTTTACGATAAACGAAGCTAATAATGTTCCTGTTTCAATTAGAGGTCTATTATCACCTTTGCGTTTAATTGTTTCAGGCTCATTCTGCGGGAATCTGCCTCCGTCAATAGCTGCTCCCGCGTGAATACCTTGCTGCATAGCTGGTATATGTATTCTTTCGGCTATAAATCTTAAATTATTTTGAGTTATAAATTCTTTAGGAAAATTAAGTTTAGTTTTAATCTCTGTCTTTATCATTGGCTTCGGTGCTTAATTTTATATTCTATAAATCCTGTTTGAGTAATCCTATTTATTTCGTTCTTGTATTGAATACGCTTTTTATTAAAATCCCTTATCTTGATTGCCCTGCGCCCTATTTCTTCTAATGAAAATTTATCTTCTCCGCCCTTACGCAATTCGTTCTCTAAATTCCATATCTCAAAATTTATTTGCCCTAACCTAATAGTATTAACAAGCAACTCACCGAGTTTGCCTAACTTCTTTATATAAGCGTCTAACTCAATATGGGCAAATTCTTCACCGAAGTAAGTTTTGCGGGTGAGTATAGTCATTTTATCTATTACATCGCCCATGCCAAAATCCATTGTGTCAAACTGCTTTTTCATCTTTATTTAAGTTAGGATTATTGCTATCATTTATCTTAATAGGCTTATCTTTCTCTATTTTTTCCTGTATCCTTTTGGCAAAATCAAACCCTAATTCAACAGCCTGCGGCGCATATTTTTCTATGAATATTTCCTTTATCTCATCGGTAATCTTCTGCAATTCTGCTGTCGGGTCTTTAACTAATGCTCTTATATCAATATTATCAATAGCATTATCTATAATGGCATCTAATTCTTCCGCTAATTTTTCTATATCATCTATATGATTATTTATGAGTTTATCCATTTTGCCTTAAAATGATTAGCGCGCTCTTTAGAACTCCTGATATATTCCTCATGCCCCATTTCCCTTATGGATGAATTTATAGCATGATAATACTTGCCTATTGCTGAATTGATACCTGCCACCCATTGAATAACGCCCTTTTGCTTCATCTGCATAAAGAAATCCCTATCTTCCCAGCCATACCCGGGTTTATTAAACGGCCCATCAACAGGGCAACGGATACCCAAATCAAACATTGTTTTTCTATACATACCATAATAAAGGCAAGTAGCCGTATATGGCTTAGGTTCAAATAACAAATTACATCTTTTTTCTTCTAATCCTTTTTCATTGGTGAATTTATTAGGATAAAATCCTATAGCGTATTCTACCGGGTTATTCTCAAGCCATTGTATTAGGCATTGGATACTATTTGGCATATACACAACATCGCCATCTAATAATAAAATAAATTCGCCTTTGCTTGCCTCAATTCCTTGATTCTTGGCTTTTGATATACCTAAATTTTCTGGATTGGCGATAGTTGCCGCCTTAGCGCATAAATCATTTGAGCCATTGTCAATAATGATAACCTCGTAATCTATATCCTCTAAATCTTCCTTAAGATTATGCAAGGTATCATGCAAGGTATCAAAATTATTCCAAGTTAGAATATTTACTGATAAGATTTTCATGCTCTGCCTATTCTTAATTCTGACGGATTATGCCCTTCTTCGCCCTCATCAACCCCGCCTGATTCATCCGCGTCGTATTCAAGTTTCATATTATTAAAAGAATTCTGAAATTTATCCCAATATGAACGAGCCAGCATATCCCATTTGTCGTTTATCTCATCCATTAAGTCAAGGCAGATAAAATGGACAGTTAAATAAAGCAAGGGTATTTCTATTTGCGAGCTTTCCAAGATTAATGAATCACGCTTGCCTTTATCATAAAACATAGTTTCTAACTTCCTGAAACTCTGTTGTATCTTGTTTGAGAATGATTTAACTATCCTATAAATAGAAGTAGTATCGGGAGTGGTAGCCCAATTAGGGGTAAGGGTTATCACGCCGGTTGATTGTGTATTGCCAGTTACATCCCTTTTTTGTCCTATTCCTGTGCCTGCTAAAATCTCAATAATGCCGCCCTTCCAGTAATTATCATCTTCTTTACGCTTGGCGGTATCGGTTAATGAACCTGTCGCGCCTGCGGTGGCTGTGCCTTGAGCCTGAATATTAGTCTTACGCAGGCTTTCTAATTCGTTATAAATATCCTCGTCGGTAATAGGAATTGAAAGAATACTTTTAACTACATCAAAAAGTTGCGTTTCATAATAAGTAGAGCCATTATAAACATATTCCCATAAGGCTTTATAATTTAAGTCGTGATCTGCCGTATGTATTATTGTAAGAGAATAAGTCATCTCTCCTGTTGTAGAATTTACTGAAGCGTCCGCCTGCGCTTGCAATTCAGTCGTGCCATCAGTTTTATAAAGAGTAATTTTAGCTGATGTAGGAATAATTGCCCTGTTATTATCATAAACCGTTAATCTTATCGTGCCTGTTTTAGCCTTAAGAAATTCTTGTTTCATCTTTCACCCCTATTTTGCATTAACCCTTCCACCCGTTTATTCTTGATAATATCTTTCCTTGCTCCGTTAAATTTTCTATCATCTTTTCATGTTCAGAACGGACAAATCTTCCACGCTCATCCGCTCTTTTATCATGTTCATCAATATTGTCAGAAATCTTATTTAAAAGGTCGTTATGTTTACCTAAAGTAGCCAACCATCCCACTCTTTCATCGCTCTGTTGTTTCTGCATATCTTTGATAAACGCCATTACCCAAATAAGCATTTTAAAAAGGATAAAAAATAATATCCCTATGATGACCCCTACTAATCCATATTCTGAAAACTTAGTCCAAATTGTTGTGTCCATAATTTCTCCCTAATTTACTATCATTACTTTGCCTGTTGTTGCCCCGCCACTCGACGTATAGGTGGCGTAGCAACTCACTTTTCTTGTTGCTGAATTAGTAGTGTTTGTCCAAGGGTCAGGTAAACCAGTATTTGAACCAAAACGTCTTAAATAACTTGCATCTACATCATAATAGTAACCTACATAACCTGCACCTCCTGCTGTTACCCAAAGACCACCTATTGAATATTGAGTTCCATTAACAAGGGTAAAATTATAATCTACCGAATTGGAAGCCCAGAAGTAAGAATTTACCCCATCGCCAACTGTAAAGGCATTTGCATCTATCGCTCTCCGAGTAGTAGGGGTAGTAGTAATATCATCATATAAAGCATATTTAAAAGTAGGAGTATGTGCACTTACTTCAAGATACCAAGTAATATAGTTTAGTATTCCAGAAGGAGCAGTCCCAACCATCTTGGCAACTATCCCATCATTAGGCACGTCAAAAGACCCAGCACTCCCACCTGCTGTATGATAACCAAATTCGTCATTTGCTTTTACTGGATAGACTGCATTATCTAAAAAGTTTTGTGAGACAGTTATAGTTACTATTCCATTTATTATATTTAAATTAGCCCAGACGATATTATTGTTAGCATCAATGAATTTAGGTCTGTAGTAATGCCCAAATTTTCCTGTTTTATAATTAGTCCTTCCGACTGCTGCCCATTTCTTTGTTTTATGATAAATGGCATAACTACCTTGAACTTTTATTGAACGGGTTGGATGGTCTTGCTCATCTAAATTTCTTACCCAATCTTCACCATTTTTGGTAAATACCTCTATATTCTTCCAAATATCCTGATAAAAGAAATCATACTCCTCCCACCCCTCTAACTGAAAACTCCAAGTGTTTGTATCAGGTTTCTTATAGAGGATAAGACCGAATTTGAGGTTATCG